ATCATAAGCTGGTTACGGTTCCACGTGGCCAGGAAATGCCGAAGGTGATCTACATAGCCGACGATTTTAATTTGGATTAGATCGAACGACGATCAATCCAGCCCCCGCCCGTTTTTTGGTTGCCCCCAATTGACGGCGGGGGTTTTTTTATGTTTTAATAAATTCAATATGCCACGCTTACCAATTGGACTAAAACGACACGTTCCCATTATCTTCATGGCCACCATTGACGAAGACGAATGGATTACGCGAACCGCCTTTCACGAAAAGATAACCAAGAACGAATGGATTCTGAATCGGTTGAAAGCAACCGCCAATCTGCATGAACTCCCAACGCTTCGCAAATCCCAAAAGAGCATCAAAAAAACATTCAGGCGAATCCAGTATGAGAACAACAAACGATAAGCCGCACCTGTGCCATGGACCCGTTGTTTACGAAGGCATCTACGATGCCGTGATTGGACAGAAAAAAATAACAGCGGAATCCATTTACGGGCAAAAGGAAAAGTGAGAACATGCACAGCGTGCGGGTGGCATTACGCCGAACCATCCGAAGGCATCTACGCCGACATGAGGGGGGAACCATGTTCAGCTTCCAAGTAACGCCACACTTCAATTACGAAAACCCGCCGATCCAGATTATTGGCCAAGCCCCAGATGAAAAGATTCGCGGACGGATCGGCTTTATCATCCAGATTCCGAACACGCCGACAATCCAAGTGATGTTTGATCGAAACCAGGCCGAAGACTTCCTGTCGAAACTTCGTGATGCCAACGACGTGGCCAAGGGATTGAAAAAATGAGCGAACAACGGCTGATTTTCGGAAAACACACGCTGGAAGACGCCGAAAAGATGGCACCGAAACCTAACGAAAATCCGTGTGTGAACCTTTATGGGAAGTATGAGCCGCCGCGCCCATGCAAAGATTGCAAACACCTTCATGGACATGGTGGATCAAATCGAACCTATTACAAATGCGACCTTCGGAAAATGACACATGGCCCCGCAACGGACCACCGCGTTTTCTGGCAAGCGTGCGCGAAGTGGGAACAATAATGCCTTGGGATGCTCTACCAGAACACATCAACGAGCCGCACGAATGGGAAGGGACCGATTGGGACAATTGGTTTCAGCGGTCATGGATCAAGATTAAGGGCTGGTTTGCCTACGGCCCGCGCTCAAAACATTGGTGGGCCAGGTGGCAACAACCTGTTTTGAAATTCGGATACGGCGTCAAGCGGTGGGAACACCTTAAACACCCAGACTTGTATTTGAAGGACAGGAAATTTGACAATCCAAAAACGGTGGCCGTCTTACAGGAAGACGGTTACTTCCCATCCGTCGTCCAGTATTGGAGCCGCGCCCACTTCCTTTTGACGTATGCGCCTGGATCACTGGGGCTTGGATGGGGCGTCAGCTTCCATTGGTTCTGGCCGTGGGCTAAACCGCTTCCCTATCCAGAGAAAGGCGATTTCACAATCAAAGACATGGTGTCCGTTCGGTTCGGAACCAGATGGGACAAAGACCAAGTGAACTGGTTTCCGTCGGCGGCGATAGGGGGGGACTTTGTATGAGGCACGAATATGAATTGCGCGGCGATAAGTGGGTCTGTGCCGTCTGTGGTTGGTGGTATCATGCAATTACGTGAAGACCTTCAAAAAGAAATCGACAGAGAAGTCGAAATGCGAATGGATATCCTACGCGGCGTTGACAACAATCTTCGCGGTAAAGACATGCCGTTTGAATCCGCATTGGACTTATTCATGGAAGCCGTCGAAGAAGAAATCAAGGATTTGGTTACAAAGTGGCGCATATGGATGGCAAAGGCCAATAGCCCAGTGAGCGAAAATAAGTGAATCGCGATTGGAAAGAAAAATTATTATGGGAACATATTCACAAAGTTGGCTACGTGTGCGGAATCCTGACAACATTTGATGAAGCCGATTTGAAGCATATTCGCGGCGCCCACTTGCTTTTGGTGCAACGAACCGTTGGTAGGCGGCGTCTGCACCAATTGCGGGTGGCATCAAGGGATCAATGACAACATTAAATCAAATTCGACACGGACGACGAATTTCGACAACGGGAATGGACAGAAGTCGCTATATCGGCGAACAATTGGCCTTCAACGAACAAATCGAATACCATCGGCTGTGCATTCAAGCGTTAAAAGATCGAAAAAAGGAGTTAAAAACCGAATATGACAGACAACGAAAAAAAAATGAGCGTCAAAGAAGAAATCGACGAACTCACCGCGCTGGCCATTCACCGCGACAAAGGTTACGACCTGGACGCTTGCCGAACCGACGCCATCATGCAACAGGCCCTATGGGAACCAAAACATGCGATTCAAGCGATCGTTGAATTTTTATCAGCGAAATTCGACAAAGAAGCTGATCCTACAATCGGAACCACAACCAACGGGAAGGAATGATGGAATCTGTGTTTGCGGCCATCACAAAGACGCCCACGGCTATATTTCTGGCATGTGTATGTCCCATCTTGGGCATAACGACAGTCGCCGTTGCTCTTGTAAAACGTTCCAGAAGAAAGAAAAATAAATTCTATCGTAGTATTTAATCCACAAAGTGAGTTATAATTTAACCAATGTCAAAACAATCTGAAATCATCGAACCGTCTGTGGAAGACAAACAGAAGATTCTAAACGGCACCTTGGAACGGTTGCGCGATACCAGGGCCAATCTGAATTATCACCAATCGTCCCTTAAACGCCTTGAATCCATTCGCAAGTATTTGTCCTGTCATTCGATCATCGGCGACCACGCCTTTGAAATGGCCGACAACCTCTACTGGATCAGGAACATGAAGGACAGCGTTAAGGACGCCGTTTCAAAACTTGGAAATGAAATCGATTCGCTTCAAAATAAAGTGGCGAATCTTCAAAAGGAGATCGGCGACAATGGCACCCAAAACAAAAGAACGCCCGTCAGCAACAACGGCAAAGCATAAATATCCGACAACCCAAATGAACAAGGTCGGCTTACCGTCGCCAACCACCGACGACCTTCGAGAAGGAATTATCTTCTGTTACGGGCTGAAACCTGTCGGCCAGCTTTATCGGGCTGTCATTCTCAAAATTAAAGACGATGAAATTATCGAACGGATTGAAAACATTGAAACCACACGCGCTTTACAAATCGGGCATATCTCCAAAGCCATGGATATTCCTGGATTCGGAAGACAAAACGGATGAACTGGAAGAAACTAACGACATTCAATTTCGATTGGACGCTTATCGCCTTTGGCTATATCGCGATCAAGTCTTCTATTGTCCGTGGGATTCACTGGGCCGAAGTGTTTGGGATTGTGATTGTCCTTTGCATCTACTACTTGCGGTCCTTAATTCCTCAAAGAAAAACCCTTGTTCAGTATGAAGAAGATTTCTTCGGTATGTTGAAGGACATGGATTCTAAAATTAAACTCTTGAATCAGGAACTATCCAACATCAAACTTATGCTTGGTGTTCGTAAAGAAAGGGGTCTTAAATAATTATGGGCATCGTTACGCTTCCAGATTGGTATTTGGACGAACTGTCGGAAGAATCCAGACAAAATCTGAAAAAACAGTGAATTAACAGAGGATTAACAGATGGCCAAACATCTTTTTGGTCCAGGAAACCCAGGCCGTCCAAAAGGCGCAAAAAACAAATTTAAGTTGACTACTATGCGCGAATTGTTCCAAAATCTGGAACTGGACCTTGCGCCGTTGATACTTAAAGAAATTTTCGCAATCGAAAACCGCGAAACGAAAGTTACTTTGTTGTTGCGGCTTTACGGTTGGGTTGAACCAAAGGTTCAGAAGTTTGAAAACGTTGGTGAGCGACCACACGAAGAATCTATCCTAAAAGACAAGCAAGTGGACGATCTTCTGGCGGCTCTACGATCCACGATTGAAGACAAAGAACGTGAATCAGCAAGACCGTGATGCGCTGGAACACGAACTTAAAAACGAATTGTGGCGAAGGGGTGAAATCCGTTGGAAGCTACGGCCTGTCCAAGAAAAGATTTACAACCACCTTCGGGAATCGGATTCACTAAAAGAGGTCATCAACGCTTCCCGTCGGATCGGAAAAACGCACACGCTTTGCACAATAGCCATCGAAGCGGCGATGAAAAAACCAGGCGCACAAATCCACTTTGGCTTTCCTTCCCAGCGTGCATTAAAGAAAGTAATCCAGCCGATCTTTCGCTACATAATCCGCGATTGTCCAGCCGACTACAAGCCGCAATATCAAGCGTCCGACTTTGCCTACTACTTCCCGCGCACCGATTCATTGGTTCACTTGTCGGGCTTGAACGCTGGCCACGCCGAAAATCTTCGCGGAAACGCCTCGGACCTGGCGATAGTCGACGAAGCGGGCTACGTGGACGACTTGGATTACGTGGTTCAAGACATTCTCTTGCCCCAATGCCTGACAACCGAAGGCCGAATCATCATTTCATCAACCCCGCCACCGACACCCGTTCACGAATTTGTGGACTTCGCCCACAAAGCCAAAGAGGAAGGGACTTACAGCGAATTCACGATCTTCGATTCGGGCTATCCCGATCACATAATCCAGAAGTTTATGAAGGAGTCAGGGGGGGCCGAATCATCGACCTGGAAACGGGAATATCTGTGCCAATTCGTCGTGGATCAAGACCTGGCGATCATCCCAGAATTCGACGAAAAGAAGCACACCCTACCTTGGGAACGGACAGCCCTTTGGCCTTATTACAAGTGCTATGTGAGCATGGACATTGGAGTGCGGGACTTCACGGTGGTTCTATTCGGGTATTACGATTTTATGAAAGCGGCCCTATTCATCGAAGACGAACTGGTAATGAAGGGGCCGACTATGACTTCGGATTTGCTACAAAGAGCAATCAAGGCGAAGGAAGCGATATGGTTCAAAGACAAGACCCCAGATCAAATCCTTCGGGTGAGCGACGACAACAACCTAATCTTGATCCAGGACATGGGATATCTGCACCAAATCCCGTTCAACCCAACGACGAAGGACAACCTGGATGCCATGGTGAACGAATTGAGGGTTTGGGTTGGGAATGGGCGGGTAAACCTGAATCCACGTTGCGCCCACACGATAGGATGCCTTAAATATGGCGTCTGGGACATTAACAAACAAAGAAAGCGGGAATTTGCCAGGTCCAAAGTCTACGGGCATTTTGACGGGCTGGCCGCGCTGGTTTACTTGGTCCGCAACATCGACCAATACACGAATCCGATTCCAGCGGACCTTCACATGTCAGAGCTTACGCACCATATTTCAGCCGAATTCGACAAGAAGCGGGAACCTTCGCGTGTTGAAATCGAAAAGATCATCGGAGTGAGAAGGAGGAATCGTGGCTGGATCAATCGCTAGATCAAACCCAAATGACGCGCCACTAAAATATCCAGGCGAAGATCGGACCAATGATCCCGCTGACGAATACTTTGCCAACAAACCTTTTGAGGATATCGGCCAGGAATTGATGAAGCGGGTCGATGACTATTACGAATACCTGGCCACGTCAGGCCGATGGCGGCTTTACACGCGATCCTACGAATACTATTTCAACGGCCAGCAACGGGGCGCACGCATCCAGAAGACGGGCGCACAAGACGAATACGATACAATCTACATCAACCACTACCGCAACATCATTCAGCACCTTGTCAACAACACCACGTCCCAGCGTCCCAGCTTTGAGCCACATGCCACAAACACCGATTACAAGAGCCAGAGCCAAACGATTGTGGCCAGCGGCATCCTGGAATTCTACAATCGACACTTGCGGGTCGAACGCTATTCAAAGAAGGCCATCGAAGACGCTTTATACGCCAGCGAAGGATTCGTGGAAGTGTCGTGGGACCCGAATTTAGGCCAGGATTATGCGCCGAACCCGAACGACCTGGCCCGCCCATACAAACAGGGCGATATCCGCATCAAAAACTTTCATCCCGTTGATATCATCCGTCCTTACTCCGAAAACTCATTCGTTGAAGGGAACTGGATCATCACACGGGAATTCGTCAACAAATACGATGAGGCCGTCAAATTCCCAGACCTGGCCGACAAGATTCTGACGCTTTCGATTGATCCCGCTATGTGGAAGGAACGGCGGCTTGGCCGACCGTTTACGGTGGACGAAAAGGATTCGATACCGAAATATCGGTTCTACCACAGGAAGACCCCAGCGGTGCCGCAAGGCCGATTCGTGGAATTCTATTCGTCAGAGATCGTAACCACCGAAGGCCCGTTGCCGACCAAAGGGATTCCCGTTTATCGCACAACGTCATCCGAACAAGACGGGTCCCCTTTTGGATACACTATTGCTTGGGACTTACTGGCGTTACAAGAGGCAATCGACGCGCTTTATAGCACCGTTTTGACAAACCAAGCCACCTTCGGCGTCCAAAACATCTTGATGCCTGACGGGGCCAACATCGGTGTTACCGAACTGGCTGGCGGGCTGAACCTCATCAAATACAATCCGAAGGCGGGTGAACCAAAGCCGCTGAACCTCACCAACACGCCGCAAGAAATCTTCTCATTCATCCAGCAATTGGAAGCCCTTATGGAAACGCTGTCTGGCGTCAATTCCGTAACCAGGGGCAATCCAGAAGCGTCCTTGAAGTCTGGGGCCGCGCTGGCGTTGGTGGCCAGTCAGGCGATCCAATTCAATTCAGGATTACAGCAATCATACGCCCAGCTTATGGAAGACATTGGGACCGCCATCGTTGATTTGCTCAAAGACAACGCCAAGACGCCACGAATGGCCATGATCGCTGGGAAGGCCAATCGGTCCTACATCAAAGAGTTTACGGGCCAGGACTTGTCCGAAATTGATCGGGTAACGGTCGACTTGGGCAATCCGTTGTCCAGGACAGTGGCGGGGCGAATGCAAATTGCCGATCAGCTTTTGAATGCGGGCATGGTGCGGGAGAAGGACGAATATATCACGCTTTTGAACACAGGGAAGCTGGAACCCATGATTGAAGGTCAGCAAGCCCAAATGTTGCTGATACGGGCCGAAAACGAACGGATGGGCGAAGGCGAAAAGGTCATGGCCATCGACACAGACGACCATCGGTTGCACATTGTCGAACATGGCGTTGTTCTGTCTAGCCCAGAGGCCCGCCAGAACCCCAAGATCGTCAAACAGACGTTGGATCACATCAACGCGCATATCCAAGCGTTGCAGAACGGGAATCCTGTGTTGCTGTCTCTTTACGGCCAGCCACAGGTTCCGAAGCCACAGCCCGCGCCGCCACCTGGCCAACCTGGAATGGGTGGGCCGCCGCCTGGACCGATGCCCGCGTTGAATCCACAGACGCCGTTGATGCAGAAGGCGGCCAGCGTGAATATGCCCAACATGCCCAACAATCCGATGACGGGCGAACGATTTAACAATCAGACAGGCGGCTTGCCGCCAGGGATGGTCGGCCAATGACGCTTTTGAACCCGCAAGACTTCATGGTGCGATTCCAATATGGATTTGATTATCAGCGACAGAACCAATGGCGATACGATTACACGGGCGGCCCAGGACAAGGCCAGCCCGTTTATGTTGGCGTTGCCAAGCGTGGATTGCCAGAAGATCAGCAAGGGTGGAACGTGGCCAAATTCACGTATGACGTGAACGGGTTCCCGCTGACGATCAAGTGCTCGGAAGACTACGTGAAGTGGTCGGACAGGGCATCTTTGACATACGAATAAAGGGGTATAGATGGCGCAACCGAATGTCGTTGGTTTTAGCCCCCACATGGGGCGGTTCCAATATCTCCGTGATATCTCGAATTTGCAAGACAAGCTGGCATTTGAGAACGAACATTTTGTCGTTTCAAATCCAGCCACATTGATTTATTCGCTGGGGTTTACCCCGTTTGCCAACAGCGAATTGGTATTGCTCAACGGTGTGGCCCAAATTAAGGGCGCGTCAGAGAGTTATACAATAACGGGCAACCAGGTAACGTTTGCGTCGGATATCGGGTTGAACGTCGGCGACGACATCGTAGTTAATTACGCAAGAACACTCTAAAAACGGAGGGCCACTACCATGGCAAGAACACTCATAAGAGGCAACACACAGATAAAACCAGGGTCCTTGGACACTGGCATTAAAAAAGAGGTTCGGCTTGTCGCCGACACCAACGTTGACGTTACCACGGGCGGCGTTGTGTCAGTCGATGGCCAGAACACGGCGACAGGTGATCGAATCCTACTCACCAACCAAACAACCCCAGCCGAAAACGGAATCTGGGTCGCGGCGGCTGGCGCATGGGCGCGCGCTGACGATGCAGATGAACTGGGCGAAGTGTTTGGCGGTGAATTGATCGGCGTCGGGCCAGAGGGAACGGATTATGATTCCACCGTCTGGATCAACGCAACGACCAACCCGATCACCCCTGGGACCACCGCACAGTCATTCATCAAAGTGTCGGCGGCCCAAAATCCTGTGGAAGTGTCGGAATTCATCGTGAGCGAAACACCTGGCGGGACGATCAACGGATCGAACACCGCATTCACGCTGGCCAACACCCCAGAGGTTGGGACGGAGCGCATCTATCACAACGGACAACGGTTGAAGCCAGGTGCGTCGGACGACTACACGATCAGCGGCGTGAACATCACGCTGAACTTTGCGCCAAAAGCCGCGCCAGGTAACACCGACGTGTTGTTGGCTGACTACATCAAGGCATAAGGTATAAAGTGATCCAATGGCAAAACGCACCCAGTTACGGGGGACGGATATTGAGGATTACACAATCCGTCGGCAAGACATAAATTATCAGGATTCGGGGTCGGCGGTCATCTTAAAGGTGGCCGTCGGCCCTGGACTGAAAATCACCTCGACGGGTGCGGATGAAGGGACAGGCGACGTAACAATTGAAATGATAAACACAGACCTTTACTTAAAGGACTTGCTGAAAAACGGCGCATCGGCGGCCATGAATATAAATGGCTCGGTTACGCCACAAACGTTTCAATTGCTGGCTGACGCATCGAATGATTCGTATATCGAAGAAGTGATCTTGCGAATGGAAGATTCCAAGATCAATTACAAGGACTTTGGGGCGATCTCGACCCTGGCGAATGGGTTTGATTTGAAGATCGATCAAGGCGGCGTAACCAAGACGATCATCGACAAGGCGAAGACGACTTACGACTTATTCGCCAAAGCGGTCGGCGACTTCGACATTGTGGCGGGATTCGATTCGTCGAATAACGAAGCGATCCTGATTCATGTCCCGCTGAACAAGGCGTTGTTGGCCGCTGGAACGTCAGACAAGATTTACGCCGTTGTGAATGATGATTTGACGGGACTTTTGAAGTTTGAAGGGACTGTCGTTTATGGAAGGGAATCGTAATGGCAAAAGGGAATTTGAATCGGAAGCCGTGGATGGCGCAAGTATGGGATTCGCTGACGGGCTACTACATAAAGCCGAACGCGAATGGGTCCATCAATGTCAACACGTCCGTTCCAACGCCGCCAGGAAAAACAAAGGTAAATGCTGGTGAAACAGCCCCCGTTACGAAGGGCGGCGGGACAGAAACATACGCCTATACAATTCCGAACGGGCAAACGTTCACGTTGCAATCGTTTGAATTTGGCGGCTTTATCCCCGCTGACGCCAATGATCCGATGAACGCTAGAGCGCGACTTTATTACAGGCCAAACGGGGCTGGAAATACGTCTGGACAGGTTTTGATATCGACAATTTATCTGCAACATATCTCAATGTTTAGGATCGATTTTTCAGAAGAAACATACGTCGGGGATGGGACGCGGGTATTGGAAATTGACGTTTTGAATTACACAAAGGTCAATTCTGAATTTGATTATCGGATACGAGGTTATTACTAATGAATTTGACGTGGGCGCAATTCAAAGATTTCATAAATGCGGGCCATAAGTATTTTTATGAAACGTTGGATTCAAACCGTTATTACATTTGGACAAAATCAGAGGGTGTTGATTATGTCTGCATCCTATTTTTCACGGAAACGTCTGATAAAACAGATTTCGACAATAATTACAAGAGTGGGGCCAGTGATGATTCGTCTTATATGTCTGGACCTGTGGACGACGACGGAAAGCATTACACGCGCGCCGAATCTCGCCCAATCGGTTGCACGACCTGGTTCACAATGTCTGGCGACAAAATTGATTCCCCACAGAAAATTGGCGGCGGGAAGGATATTTTCTGGGACTTCTCAAATTCCGACGATATCGTCAGCGCGCCGTCTGGATTCAAGCGGAAAAAGATCGAATTCACTTTTCTTGATGAAGTGTGGATAAAAGAGGGGTCCATTTACTTTCACGACGCGCCAAAGGGATGCTACCTTGATTTTCACGTCGTATGCCCAGCGGGGTCCTATTACCTAAAAAATGATGGAACACCCGCGCTGGCATCCGTCGATACGATTATCGCCACTTATGCCAATCGGCACAGAATGTCTGGCGATTGCGCGATGGGCGACGAATTAAACACGGAATCAGCCAGTAATAAGATTCCAGCGGGAATGAAATTCTGGGTTGCGATCACAACGCCAGAAGCGGACAGCACATCCTATGGTTACGTTTCAATTGAATTGTATAGAGAAAGGACCGTGATCTTATGATGACGATAGTCGGGACCAAGAAATATACGGGAATTATTTTGATTGTTGTAACAGTTGGTCTTGTTATATGGGATTTGTTCATGGTGAAAACTCCGACGGAAGGCGACACGATTTCTGAATTTTTATTGAATCTTGCCCATGAAAATCCGTCCATCCCGTTTGCGTTCGGATGTTTGATGGGCCACATATTTTGGACACAGGAAGTAAAAAAATGAGCCAAACAAACGGCCATAAAACTGTCGATTTGAAAACCATCCACATGGGCGGCGACGCTGGATTGCGTGAGGCACGCTGTATGGATGCGATCAATAAGGCGTTGGAAGAAAATGATTGCACGATTGATTCCAGTATTGAGATTCGCGGCGATCAGATTTATCCATTCGTAACAATTAAAGCGAAAACCAAAAGGGGGTAACATGAAATCATTGTTTGGATTTATCGGATTGATGCTTCTGGCGTCAGTCGCATTCGGTTGGGGCGGGGCCGATTACAATTACGTGGCTGTTTCCAGCGACGTGGTTGTGTCGACTTCTGGGTGGACCGCCGTCCCCGCATCGAACACCGAAAGCCGAAAGGCGATCTTGATTGACAATTACAACACAAACACAGCGTCAATGCTTTTCATTATCACGGACTCGGACACAACGCCGACCATATCGACGACCACGGGCGCGACGTTGCTTCCCGCTGATCCACCGTTGATGATTAACATTGGAACGCGGTTGAAATTATGGGCAATCAGCTTGCACACGGCGGCTGAAAAACTGTTTTATCAGGAATTCAAGTAACAAAAAATAAATCGCCCCATGCAAACGGGCATGTCCGCGTTCCACGCAAGCGGCGCGGCATAAAGGAGAAAACAAAATGGGAATCGTAGGACTCGAAAACAAAATGGCAACAATGGACGCGCCAGCCGCGCCCGAAACACCGTCAAAACCTGAACGGATACCAGAGGGCGCGCCGCCAAGGCGTGAACCGAAGGTTGAACCACAGGAACCAAAAGAAGGCGAAATCCCGACTGGCAAGATTCCAGGCCAGGGCGGCGACGGCATTCCGACGCCAGATTCGGACGTTAAAGACGCGCTTAAACAGGCGGCTGAAAAGTTTGAATTTGATTTCACGGTGGACGGACAGACGGTTAAAAAGGAATTCACACGGGACCAATTAAAGGCCCAGATTCAGAAATCGTTGGCCGCCGACAAACGGCTGAACGATTACGCCAGAATGCAACAACGCGAACAACAATTGCTGTGGCTGGCCCAGAACCGCCCAGACGTGTTTATGACGCAATTCGGGATCGATCCAGACCAATGGGCGCATGATCGAATCCTGAAACGGATTGAGCGTGAAAACATGACGCCAGAGCAACGGAAGGCGTTGGAGAACGAAGAACGGTTGCGCCAGATTGAGGAAGAAAACAAACGCTTAAAATACGAACACGAACAACGCATGATCCAAGAGCGCGTCAACATCGCCAAAGAGAACTACACGCGCGAAATCAACACCGCGTTGTCCGATGCGAAGTTACCCAACAACATGTGGACCCAAAAGCGGGTGATCCACTATTTGCAAGAGGCCTACGGCAAAATGGGAATCAAATTGCCAGCCAAAGACGTGATCCCTCTTGTCAAAGAGGATTACATCAACGAACAACGGTCGCTATTGTCCAACATGGACCCAGACGCCATCGTGGAAACAGTGGGCGACGATGTTCGGCGCAAATTACGCGAATTTGAATTGAAGCTGGTTCAGCAAAAGGAAATGGAACGCCAGCAAAAGGGGCGGGATTACAAACCCCGCGCCGCAACGCCAAAGCAAGATGGCCCGAAATTGCGAACAATGGACGATTTTCGACGCCATAATGCCGAAATAAAGGGCGAAAAATACTGATTTCAACGGGGAAGGACGCTACGGCCATCCAACCCCATGCTGACGACTCGGACGCTACGGCCATCCGAAGCGCGGCACCATGAAAGTGAAGTGTGTTACTGATCGGGAATAAAAACGTGGACGCTACGGCTATCCAGCGGAAATAATACCGAACGGGAACGAAAAATAAATTAAGGAGAACTTAAAATGACAACGACACCCAGCGAACTTACTGGCTTGTTCAAAGAGGCCTACGCTGACGTGATTCAAAACCTCGTTCCAGAGGTTGCGAAGGTCATCAAAATGGTGCCGTTCATTGAACGCGATAAGGAAGAAGGTAACAAATACCATCAACCTGTCATCGTGTCCAACGAACATGGTTTCACCTATGCGGGACCGTCAGCGGGTGCATTTGCTTTGAACGACGCGGTGTCCATGAACATGCAAGATGCCCAGGTGGAAGGATCACAAATCCTTCTCCGATCTGCATTGTCTTATGACGCCGCCGCCAAAGCCAGCAATTCTAAAAAGGCCTTCGTGAAGGCCACTGAATTGTTGGTTGAAAACATGATGGAATCTTCGGCCAAACGGCTTGAACTTTCCTGTCTTTACGGACGTTCTGGACTTGGCAAATGTGCTTCGTCCGCGAACGCAAGCGCAACCACGACCCTGGTTACTCTTACCACCGCTTATTGGGCGACTGGTATTTGGTCAGGGAGCGAAACGGCAAAAGTGAACTTCTACACCTCGAACACCACTTTGGTGTCTTCGGGTGCGGACTCAATCTTTACCGTTACGCAAGTGGACGCAAACAATCGGAAACTTCTCATTACGGGAACCGCGACTGGTATCACCGCGCTTGACGCCGCCATTCTGGCAAACGCCAACGACGTTGATATCTATTTCAACAGCTCGTTTGCGAAGGAAATGTATGGACTCGATCAAATCCTGTCCAACACATCCGCAACCCTGTTCAACATCTCGGCCACCGACTACAATCTGTGGGCTGGAAACGTGTTCAGCGTCGGCAACGTCGCCTTAACAATGGGCAAATTGTTAATCGGCGTGTCCAAAGCTGTCCAACGTGGGTTGAACGAAAAGGTTGTTTGTTTGCTGAACCCAGACACCTGGGCCAACGTGAATTCCGATCTGGCCGCCCTTCGTGAATACGACGGGTCCTATCGGCGTGAGCGTGCGGAAAACGGTGTGGAAAACATCACGTTCTACCACCAAAATGGTGCGATTGAATTGGTGTCCCACAATTGCGTTAAAGAGGGCGAAGCGTTCGTGTTCCCACCCAAAAAGGTGCGGCGCGTGGGCGCGCAAGATATTTCCTTCAAGACCCCAGGTCGCGAAGACGAAATCTTCTTGCACTTGCCATCAAACGCGGGTTTTGAATTGCGGACCTACACTGATCAAGCGATCTTTGTGGAAACCCCAGCACGGACCGTAAAGCTAACGAACATCGTCAACACTGTTTAAAAAACACATTCTCTCTGGGGGGGAGTTCCAGGCTTCATGCCTGGATCCCCCAGGGGGGATGAACAAAGGAGATTAAAATGGGTTTACTCAAATTAGTTATCAACACACGTGAAGCCAGCGCGGTCAATGTCGATCATATTAATCCGATTAAGGATGATGTGGGAGTTGTCGGTCGACTGGCAAACTGGATCGAGGGGTTGAAAAGCCGCGGTGGCTCATTCCTGACCATCGAATCAGGTGGTGTCCAATCGAATGGAACATTTACGATTGCCCCAAACGCCGCGGATGGGGATACCGCTGTAATTGGCGGTGTGACTTTAACCGCACGAACATCGCCTACGCTTGCCGCTGAGTTTCAAATTGGCGCAAGTGTTGAAGATACAGCCAAGAATTTGGCTGACAAAATCAACTCGCTGTCTACCGTCAACATTTTTGTTGTCGCTGGATATGCGGCTGGCGTTGTCACCGTGGCCGCAACCACGCAAGGTGCGATTGGTGATGCAATTACCACAACCGCAACAGGAAATATCACCGCGGGTGCCGCAACCTTGGGAAGTGGTGCTTCAGGTGATGTCACAAATATTGAATTGGGAAGGTCAGCAACCGCATAAGAACTGACAAAGGAGAACATCATGGCGCAAATTATTTCATTTAACGGGTCAAGTTATACGATCCCCGATGTAAACGATACTGATTGGGGCCAAAACGTAACCGATTTTTTGGTTGCGATCCCCAATGGTGTTCTTCAACCCACAGGCGGCCTTTTCTCGCTCTCAGCCGACGTCGACTTTGGCGCGAATTTTGGTCTGGAATCGATTTATTACAAATCGAGGACAGCCAATATCGCCCAATCTGGCATTGTGCGCCTTGCCAGGGTAGACAGCGTTGTGTGGCGAAATCAGGCCAATGGTGCCGATCTGGCATTGGCTGTAAACGCATCCGACCAGTTGATGTTCAACGGTGTTGTTATTGAATCGGACACATTGCCATCGGGTGATATGTTTGTTGGTGATGCGGCCAACTCATCCACAGCCCGAACCATATCAGGGGCATGGACCATGAGCAATGTTGGGGTGGCGACATTATCGCCCAATTACATTGTTAATTCGATGATAAACAGCGCGGCGGCCATCGACCTTACAAAACTGGCGGCTTTAACCGCCGATAGGGTTATGATTACAAATGCAAGCGGTGTTATTGTTCCATTTGGCTGGAATATATCTGGCGATAACATCAAAACATCAAATGGTGGTCGCTTGCATTTTGTTGATGATGTTGGGGCCGAATATGTCGGGATAGGATCACCGACCGCGGTTACCACATATAACCTTTATTGGCCAGCCGCCGCGGGCTCACCTGGCGAATATCTATCCTATCAAGCGGGCGGTCAACTTCAATGGTTGTCACCTGTTGGATCGGGAACTGTCAATTCTGGTGTGGCAAGTTATTTCGCTTATTATCCAGCGACCAATACCACGGTTGATGACCAAATCTTATTGTCAACAAACAACACCGATGAGATATTGATGTCCAGGAATTATACGGGATATCTTCAAATTCAATTGAGCAACACGGACAATACCGATGGTGTCTGGACAGGCCTGAGCCTCGAAACGTATAGCACAACAGGAACGGGCCAGTTTGTTATCAGGAAATATCCAGCCGCAACAACTGGGACTTATCTCTCTGGAATTGGATTGACAAATACCGTTCGATTCAGCGCGGCGGCCCAAGCATTCAACAGTATGGTATTTGACTTTGGGAGCGTCACTAATGGTATTTATTTCAGTTCCAATATTGCTGGAACTTATTGGAATTTTCAACAAGATGGTGACATTGAAGGTTCGTTTGATAAAGCGGCGGATGCGCTTTTTAGTATTCAAAATGTCTCTGGCAATGCGAAGATTCATATTGAAGCACAGGATGCGGACAAAATCGCTTCTATCTCATTCGAAAATAGCACCGTAACCCATACGCTTGGAATAGAGACTACAAATGACACTGGCGGTGGCGCATTTCTTGGGCCCGCAAGTTCTCTAAACATTCAATTAAACAGTGATGTCCCATTTTATCTGGGGAATCCAGCATATGACGCAAGAATGATTCTGGATGTTAATGCCACAGGAAAAGCGAGTTGGATTGGGTTTCAAAATTTCGGAGGTGTTCAACATCGCATTGGAATTGAAACTGAAACCGATGCGGGCGGTGGGACATTCATGGGGATTGCCAGCTCATTCAATATTCAAGCGACTGGGAATTATCCTGTTTATATCAGCACCAATGGACAGATCGCGGCCAAGTTCAATGTGCCAGCCGCATTAAACGATGGAACGTCGATTTATCTTTACAATTCAGCCACCGCAACAAATTATCAAATGATTCGAATGAATCCGTCATCTTCAACAATAAATGAAGTGATTGTTGGTTACACGGATTTTGCTGGCGGAATCAATGAGTTGCGCGTCAGGAACCTTTCAAACACGGCGGGATCGCGGCCACTTTTAACTCTTTGGGGTGGAGGGTCGAGCGCGGGGGATCCTACCTTGAGATGGACATTGCCTGGCCTTCAAGCCTGGTATATGGGAATAGACAACTCCGTTACTGGCGATCCACTGGTAATTTCAAACGCCGATGGATTCACAAATAGAATTGTGGCTGTTTGGGAAGCTGACACAGAAATTACTTCTCAGTTTAACTCCGTTGATGATATTGGCCTTGATATTATTCGAAATGGCGAAGAAAATGATGATACATGGTTACGAATAAATAATTCCCGCTCATCTCCCACCGCCGCTCGTTGTGGTATTCAATTGAGGAATTTATCAACGGGGACAACAATTGGTTCGTTGGTGTTTCAAAAATATCCAAATGGACAGACTGGAACTTATACTGACGGTCGAAACGTAAGCAACTCAGGCTCTATCGGAACCGCCGCCCAAACGATGGCGAATTTCACTTTCCGTTGCTCAGATTTCACAGAAGGTTTCTACTTTGGGTCTAACGTGTCTGGAACATACTGGCGATTTTATCAGAATGGTGCATTTGACCTTTCGTCTGGATCTTCGCAAGTATTCGCAATAAATAGCACTGGATATTTAAGGTTGCGGCCAGGATCAAATACAAGCCCAACTCTGGCGAATAAAGATGATACGGACACAGGAATATATTTCTCTGGCACGGCAAATATTGATTATGCAATCGCTGGCGGTCAGTTATACAAGATGAATACAAACTATTTTGGCCCTGTTTCAGATGGCCAGAAAAGTTGCGGCCAGGCTTCAACACGATGGTCCGATGTTCGGAGCGTGTTGATTAACGGTGCTGACTATGGATTTCAGAATGGATGGATCATTCGCGAGTATCCATGTTCGGCTGAAGACGTGTTCACTAAATCCGCGGAATGGATGAAGGAGCATTCATATATTGGAATCCAGTTCCTGAACAAAGAAAAAGAAATGGTTGTTCGTTTCGAATTGGATGGCACCATTTATGCGAACAGCTTCAAAACATTCGATGGATTTGATGTTGTTGGAAAAATTAAATCGAATGCCGAAAAGATTGAGGAGCTTGAAAAAGAAATCAAAGAGTTAAAGGAGGCCGCATAACATGGCACAAATCATAATTGAATTTCCCGACGGAATTGGGGTTAGGGTAAACAATCTTTTGGGTCGTCGATGGGAATATCAGGATCAAATTGAAGATCCAGGTAATCCAGGAAGCATGATACCAAACCCTGAAACCAAAGTGGCATTTAACAAACGGAAAGTTGTTGAATGGATAAAAGGGGAAGCGGTAAATCAGGAAGTCAGGGAATCGGGTGAAACCGCACAGGATACCCAACGACCTGTTTCTGAATCTGAGCTAAATATAACGTCAGCATAAAGGAGAGGAAATGAAGAAGATCTATGGCATAGATGAAAAATTACAAGACACAATCAACGAGAGTGATAAAAAAGCCGAAGGGGGGAAGTTTCGGTTTTTGTATCGCGCGGTGATATCCAACCATGTGGCGGAAAGTGGTATTGAGGCCATGGAGTATGTCGAAGTTGGATTGAAGCTGGGAGTTGACGGGGCGGATATTGAGTTGGAAGACGCGGAATTCAACAAAATCAAAAACGCCTTGGACAAAAACCCGCTGAAGTGGCCAGCCGCGATGGTCGGACAGCTTTATAAGAAACTTGTTGATTCCGAAAAGAAGTATGAGGAAGAACAAAAAGCCAAGGGAGGGAAATAAAATGCCAGCTTATCGAGATATGCACGACTTGTCAGGAATGGACTTTGGGGGGAATCCGTCATCCCCGTCTAAGTTTGTTCGCAAGAGATCAAAGGGAAAAGACGAGGGCCAAATTGACGAGAACAAATTGAATCAAATGGTTCTCGGGCAAATGGCTGTCGAAGGGTTGCAAAACGCTGAGAATGGCCCTGGCGATGTCAGTATTGGGTTGCCCGCAAGCGAGCAAGCCAATCTCATTGGTGACACTGAGAGAACGGGAGAATCGGATCAGGTTGGGCCTGTGGCTGGGATGAAAGGCACCGTTCCTGAGAAAAAACGTATTGATAATCGTTTATTGAAACTCATTGCTTCTCGGTATCAATAAATGGCACCCAATACGAAGGAAATCTACGGGTTTCCTAAGTATCCCAGGACTCAGGACAACCAAACCGTAGAACAAGACATAAAGAGGGCATTTCAGGGGATGAAGGATGATGTCGATCCCCGTCTGGAACGTGTCACAAAGGATGCGGTCAGGCATGATCCGTCGATTTCAATGATTGAGATTGAAATTGAGGTTGAACCATCGAAGCCAAAAGAAGAGCCAAAGGCGGATTCGCAACAAAAGCTTGATATGGCCATTCAAAACAACGCATCGGCTGGCTATGAATATCCAGACAAGTATTTTCTTGATCATTTGATCGATGGATTAACGTCAAAAGACAAGAAAACGTATCAATTGGGTGTTGATTGCCTTAAGGAATGCGTTGGAATGTTGCCTGAAAACGCCAGGCGATTGATTCACGATGCCTGGGAGAAATATTTCAAGGAACATGGAATGAAGGGGGATTAAAATGCCAAAAGATTTTTCGGCTCAACACTTAGTGGAAGACTTGAAACTCCGTGTTTCAATGCCAACGACGCAACCGCTTTATTCAACGGCTCAACTTGTCCAATTAATGAGCAATGAACTTCAGGATACCATTGTTCCCGCAATTACCTCCGCGCGTGAGGATTATTTTGTCCAAATTGTTGACGTGCCAATCGATGTGACAACAAATCGATATCGAATCCCAACCAGAGCCATTGGTGGTGGTCTTCGTGACGTTGTTTTGTTGGATGCTTCAGAACAAGAGGTGGAATTGCCGCGTCTGACTTACGATGCCATTAAAAATAACCCCGCAAGGACAAACAATCGTCTTTTTGGCTTTTATATTGAGAACGATAGCGTTGTTTTATTTCCAGAGGACTTGGCCAATGTGGCGGGTTACCAATTACGATTTCGAATTGAGAGATTGCCAGGTGATCTTGTTTTAAAATCAGAAGCTTCTACCATTATTGCCATCAATCCAACTCTCCAACAAGTGACCGTCTCATCCGCTCCAAGTTCATGGACCACAAGCACCAAATTTGACTTTATCCACAATGAACCGCTTTTTATATCGCTTGGGGATGATTATTCGATCAATAGCATCGTTACGAATGTTCTTACTTTCGATGATCCATTGCCGACAGATTTGGCTCTTGGAATGTGGGTTGTTGAAACTCGATTTTCACCCGTGCCACAGATTCCATATAACGCTTTTGGATGGCTGGCCCAATTGGGTGGCGTCAAAGCCTTGGAGGGCTTAACGGATCCGAAGGGACTTGATAATGCCTATGCCGCGGCCACCCGACTTGAAAACAAATTCATTAAAACATTAACCCCAAGGGTTAAAGGTTCCACGCTGAAAGTAAATAACAGAAATGGGATTTTGGACTGGTCAAGTGGGTTTGGATCCCGTCGGAGAGGTGTTTGGTAATGCCACAAACTCTTGATTTAAAAGCCAAGGGACTCTACACGTTCCCAAATCAGTTGGGCGAGGTTCCGCAAGGGGCGTTATTGATTGCTAACAACGTGGTCATTGATCGCGAAGGCACAACAGAAACGCGCCGCGGATTCAAGAAATATGGAACACAATTGGCGAATGTTCCTAAAAAGATTTTCAATTTCAGAAAAACATTACTGGTTCATCATGGATCAACTCTTTCCTATGATTCCGACAATGCTGGAACGTGGGTGGATTACACGGGAACATATGATCCACCTTCTGGGGCCAATAGTATTCGTGCCATCGAAGAAAACTTGAACTTTTATTTTGCCACATCGACTGGAATCAAAAAGCTTGATTCGGTAACGGGATCCGTTGAGCCCGCTGGCATTCCAAAAGCCTTGGATGGAACTGGCGTAACAACAGGAACCAGTGGATGGTTCACTGACATAAAACAAGTTGCTTATCGCGTTCTGTTTGGAAAAACGGATGCCAACAACAACAAAATTCTGGGTGCGCCATCATCAAGAATTATTGTGGCCAATAACTCAGGTGGAACACGGGATGTCAATTTGACATTTACATTGCCTACGGGTTTGACTACCTCCCATTTCTATCAAGTGTATCGATCTGAAATGTCTGTCGATTTGACCACAGAACCATCCGACGAAACTTTGCTGATTGTTGAAAAACCAATCACCGCGTCAGATATCACAGCGGGAACCATCACATATTTGGATCAGACCCCTGAATCTCTTCGTGGGGCCACTCTTTATACCGCACCAAGTCAACAGGGGATTTTGCAAGGTAATGAGCCACCGCCGTTGGCCAAAGATATCGCGGTTTATAAAGACACCACACTTTATGCAAACACCATTTCAAAGCATCGAAAAGAATTCACCATGATTTCTGTTGGATCCCCAAATGGTGTTCAGGTTGATGATACCATCACTATCGATGGTGTCGTTTACACTGGAAAAGCAACAGAAAACATTGGATCAAATCATTTCCTTGTTTCAACCAGTGGAACGCCCGCCCAGAATATCGATGTCACCACGCGTTCGCTTCTTAGGGTGGTAAACCAATCCGCCTCGAACACGACTGTTTATGGATATTATTTGACGGGATTCAATGATTTGCCTGGCCAGTGTCTTATCGAGGAACGAGGCATTGGTGGATCTGGATTTGCCATAACTTCCTCAAGAGGGGCGGCCTTTTCGCCTGAAATACCTTCGTCTGGAACCTCCTTTTCATCCACAAATGAAGCGGCGGTGAATCGGATATTGGTTTCGAAGGTGGATCAGCCAGAAGCCGTTCCGATTTTAAATATCTTAAGGGTAGGATCCAAAAACAAGGCTATTTTACGGATCATTGCTCTTCGAGATTCCGTGTTTGTGCTAAAGGAAGATGGTCTTTATCGCATCACGGGTGAAACCATATCTGATTATCGAATTGCGTTGTTTGATCGGACAACGCTGTTGGTGGCTGAAGACAGTGCGGTCAATTTCAACAATCAGGTGTTCGCCTATACCGATCAGGGGAACGCCGCCATATCGGATTCTGGCGTGGCGATTATGTCCCGCGCCATTGAGTCTGATTTGCTTAATTTGACCGCCGAGCAATTCACGAACTTTGGGACTACGTTCGGAATTTCCTACGAATCGGATAGGAAATACATCATATCTACCGTCACCGATGATTCGGACACGCACCCAACCCAGATGTATGTTTACAACTCGATTACAAACACTTATACCCGATGGGAATTGGAAATGACATGCGGACTGGTATCAGATCGCGATGGGAAGCTTTATTTAGGGCCAGCCGACGCAACCGACAAATATATTCGTCAAGAGCGGAAGACGTTCACCATTACCGATGCCGCGGAAGAAGAAATCGCACTGACTGTCGTTTCTTCCGTCGGAGACGATATTACTGTTGCCGATTCAACTGGCGTTTCGGTAGGCGACACAATCGCCCAATTTGTCAGCGGGGTGTTGGCCAGGAACGCGGTGGTTACAAGTGTTCCAGATTCGACAAGTATCATTGTTGATAAAGTATTGGGCTGGACAGTGGGGTTCGCCACCGCATATGTGGCGATCCCAACACGGGTGAAATATGTGCCCGTTCATGGGGGCAACCCAAGCCTGATCCACCATTGGAATTATGTGGAGGCCATGTTCTCAGATGCCCGTTTTAACTCGCTCACAATGACTTTTACGTCAGATATGAGCATCAATGAGGAAGCCGTGTCACTTATACCGAAGTTTTTGGGGCCATGGGGCCAATTTCCGTGGGGTTCGTTGCCTTGGGGATCCGTTACGGCTTCAATTCAGCCAATTCCGACGTATGTTCCACGGGAAAAGAGCCGATCAAGCTGGTTAAATATCGAAATGGCGCAATCCCAAGCCTTAACGCGCTTTTCTTTGGTTGGATTGGCCGTATTTTTTGAAATTATGAGTCACAGGCGGAAATAATGGCGAAATTACCGACAGTTAGGCGAATATCACGCGAAGATCTGAGGGATAAGGATGTCCCAAAGTGGGTCGATCAGCTTTTGAGGCTGATTAACAATTTTTTTGAGACGGTCTACTCCGCATTGGCTTCCAATTTGACATTTGATGAGAATATTCGAACCCAGACCAAGAAATTTATCATTACTGGCGGTGCGAATCCTCAAGACAACATATTTGAATTTTTGTTGACGCTTCCAACCGCACCCATTGGGTTGCATGTCATCAATGTTTACGAAACCCAGGCACCCAACAATCCCGTTACGGCGGCGGTGTTTTGTTCCTGGCGGAGAGAGTCAACACAAATGATTATCAGTTCAATTTCAGGTCTGACGAATGGCACTGAGTATGCCATCACCGTCAGGGTAGACTAAGGGGGTTATATGGCTTACGTTCCAGGCGGCCAAACAATCGACGAAGAAGAAACAACTATCGAGGATCCAAACGCACCGCCTGTCATTCCAGGTGTGGGTGGGGCGGCGGGGGCCGCTGGAACCGCGGGTGCGGGTGTCGCCGTGGCTCCCGCTGAGCCGACGTCTACGCCAAAAGAGGCTGGATTTGTGGATGTTGCGAGTTATTTATCAGCCAATCGACCCCAAGCCACTCAATTTGCTGGCGAAGCCGCCGAAAAGCTTGAGAAATCCGCTGGCGAGATCCGCGGAACCATCGAAGAAGCGTCTGGCATTTACGGACAGGCTGTTGAAGAGGGAACCACGCGGCTGGATGAGGAATTATTGGCCCGCGCCAGACAGGATCCGTCGGCATTTATTCAGGATCAGCCATCCGCCCAACAATTGGAACAACAGCGGACAGCCCAATTTCAAAGCCCAGGGGCGTATAAAGAACAAGAATTTTTCCCATCTGTTACCCAGGCCATCGAAGAAGGCCAGCGATTGGGCCAACTTGGTGAATCGGAAGCGGGGCGGCGAGAACTCCTATACTCCCTAGGAAGAAATCCTACCCGCGGACAGGTAGAATTGGATCAGCTTCTTTTGGGCGGAACACCTGAGGCCCGAGAACGGATTCAGGCCGCATCACAACAATTTTATGGTGAAATCCCCGAGTATTTAGAAGCGGAAGCCCTTAAGGGACAGCAATTGGCCCAAACAGGTGAAGACATCACCGCCCAGACACGACAGTCAATTCAGAGCCAGTTGGCCGCTTCTCAAACCTCTTTAGAAGAGGCGATTCAGCAACAAATAGAAGCAAAACGAGCCGATGCCGCCAGACGCACAGAAAATATCGAGACTGTCTTGCAAAATCTCATTACTTACGATCCGTCAAGGATGGGGGCGGGCGACCCGTCTCAGGGTCCATATATGCCACGGATGATTCCGCCAGAATGGGAACATGACCCAGCGGGGTATTTTGAATCTTTAAAAAGCCAATATACTGAATTAACGCCTGAATCCATTGGAGATCTTGGATTGTCAGTCCAAGAGTTACGCGAAATGTCCAATGAGCTTTATAACCTGAAATATGGTGGGCGATGGGATCCCTCGAAGATCCCTGGGACACAGACCTATGGTGGGGCTCCACAGCAATTGAAATCGTATCAATGGGAGACAATGCCGCCTGTCTGGCCGCCGCCCGTATCGACCATCGATCTTTACAATAGGGACATTGATTTAACCCAATATTTGACCCCAACAGTTGCGGAACAAGAAATTCGCGCGGCCAACGTAGCTACGCCCGAACAATACGCTGATTATATGGCATTGGCTCAGATGGCGGATGTAGCACCCCAGATGTTGTTGCCAGGCCAGGAAGAGTTGGCTGGAACGGCCCCAGATGTATTGGCCAGGTTTGATCCTCAGGCAATAAGACAAAGAACCGCGGATGCCCTAAGGGAACAAGATATTGAAGCGATTCGGTCAGGCGTTCGGTGGATTGGGGAAAGGCCTGTCGGAGAATTTGAGGAAGCATGGGAAAATTGGGCGGGCCCTGGCGGCTGGATTGAACGGATGGGGTATAGCCCAAATGCGGAGGAAGCTTTGGCAAAAATGTATTACGGGCGCAATCCTGGCGGTGGTGATTATCATGCCAGGCAACAGTTGACAGCAAAGGCGGCTTGGCGTTTGGGTTTGTGGGGAGGGCCCACCTATGGACAACAAAGGCGTTATAGACCTGGGGGTCCGTATATCGGGATTCCAGAGATACCACCTGGCAATATACCAATGCCAGAGAGATTTTAATTTAAGGAGGAATACACCATGGCATGGGGAGCAATAGCGGCGACGGCGATCCCAGTTGTAGCTGGGATGATGATGGGAAGAAAACAAAAGGGGCCTGATTATGGGCCCGCACTAAGGGCAATTGGTGGGGTCGGAGTTCCCGCCATTGAGGATCTCAAGGTTCAGCTTCAGGAATTGGTTTCGGCTGGTGAAATCAGCCCAATCCAAGCTGACGCCATCCTACAACAAGCCACTCAATATGAAGATATTGAACTGGATCCCTATACGCGCGAAGCGCAAATGAAGGCACTTCAGCAAATGCAAGATGTTTACAGCGCGGAAGGGTTGGATCCAATCGCCCAGGGAAGGTTGGCCGAAGCCCAGCAACAATTTCGAACCACAGAACGCGGTGCCAGGGAGGCATTGTTACAACGCGCCCAGGAACGTGGGTTGGGTTCCAGTGAACTTTCCATTGCCAATGCGTTACAGGGTGGCCAACAGGCCGCCACAGAAGGGTCCATGATGGCCCAGCAAGCCGCCGCCGACGCCAACATGCGCGCCCTGTCCGCTTTGCAAGCGTCTGGGGAATTGGGTGGTCAGATTCGTGGAATGGATTGGAACCAGGCCGCCCAGGTTGCCGCCGCCCAGGACGAAATCGCCAGGTTCAACGTGATGAGCCGCCAGCAAGCCCAGCAAGAAAACATCGCGCGCCGCGAATCAGCCGATTACGCAAATCTGGCTGAACAACAACGGATTGCTGACTACAACACGTCATTGGTAAACCAACAGCGTATGTATGACGCGAACTTGGCCCAGCAAAAATTCGAGAATGAAATGAGGAAGGCCGAAGCCATCGCGGGGGTGTATGGACAGCAAGCCCAGGGCAATTACCAGGCCGCCGCACAGAACCAAGCCATGATGGGACAAATGATTGGACTGGGTGGCCAGATGGGATCGGCTTATTTGAATTACGCGGCCAATCAGCCACGTCAAACGCAACCTGGGACCATGACGACACAGGTCATGCCGAACCAATACCCGTCATTCAACCAATTGCCATATCAGCAACAAAATAAATTGAGTCTGAACTACGTTGACCCAAACAAACGGTATTTTTCAGCCATGCCGTATAGTCAACCGTCATAAGGGGGTAATCATGGCACTTGATCCAAGAATCTATCAGAAATACCAAAGGCCCAGCATGGACCCGCGCGTTCGCGAACGGGTTTTGGCCATGCAACCCCAGCCGTTTGCCCCATCGTCATTCGATATTGCGCCGTCCGCATCAACGGCACCGACAGCGGCATTGTTGGAAAAACAAATCGCGGGGATGCCCCCATCGCCGCCCATAGAAGAATCCCCGTTTCGCATAGAAAGCCCATATGAAATGGGTTCTTTTGATGATTTTCGGTTCAGAAGGGATACGGGACGCCTTGTCCCAGCCAAACAAGAGGTCATGCCCGTAACGGTCCCCGATCCCGACATTCCTGGGAAGAAGGTTAAGAAACCAGCCGTGAGCGAACCGCAAACGGATATCACGGGCCGAAAAGAGGACCCAGCGGGCCTGGATACCCCAGAAACCAAGGAAAGCCCGATGCAGAAGGCCTACGGCGAATACGAAGCCATGCTAAAGAGCCGCGCCGAACAATTGGCCAGCGATATGGAAAGCGAAGACCGCAAAAAGTGGCCCCAGCTTATCGCCATGGCGTTGGCTGGATATGGCGATGCTTTGGTGGCGACCGCTGGGGGCCAATCCGACTTTTTGAAGCAATCCATGGAAGCCAGGTCGGCAAAACAGGAACGCCTTGAAAATAGGCGTCAAAAACTCGAATCGGAGCAATCCCAGATTCCACTTTTGAAGGCCCAGGCCGAAGAATCAGCTTACAAGGAAGCGGCGGCGGCCAGAAAGGAAGCCCAATCCCAGCGTCGGCATGAAGAAGAAATGGGCTTAAAAGAGCGCGAATTTTCGCTACAAATTGAGAAATTCGGCATTGAAAAAGAGAAGGAAAAACGCAAGGTCGAGGCCGAAGAAAAAACAGCGGAAGAAGCGCGAAAAACGGCTCTAAAAGCTGGCACGAATGCGCTAACCGTCATCGACAAGGCCTTGGATCAGGTCGGTCCCATGAGCGCGGGGGCTGGCGGCGCGGCCAACGCCTGGTTGCCAGGGGGGCCATATCGAAATCTGGCCAGCCAGCTTAAAACGGTCCGATCAGAACTGGCATTCGGTCGTTTGACACAGATGAGAAACGCATCTAAAACAGGCGGTGCTTTGGGTCAGGTGTCCAACATCGAATTGGACCTTTTGGAATCCAGTTTGGCGGCCCTGGATCAAATGCAAAGCCCAGAACAATTGAAACAGAACCTTTTGCGCGTCCGACAACACTACACCAATTCATTGAACGCCCTTCAAAGGATAGAAGATCAAGGGGGCGACATGCCGATTGGGGAAGGCGGCCCGAATGTTCCACGTGGAACGCCACAGGGCGATCCCGCCAACCTATTCAGTGGTCAGACAACCGAATCGAACCCGTTGGGGTTGGGAGGGTTCTAAAATGATGAATTATCAACAATTTGCGGAACAAATCAGGCGCAAATATCCAGGGTCCTACGATAAGGTGGACGACAAGGAATTGGCCGAAGCCGTCATCAAGAAATACCCCGCCTATGAAGGCAAAGTGGATATGACAGAGGTCAGCAAGACCGAATCGGCTTTTCGCGGTTTGTCGCAAGGGTTGACGATGGGATGGTCTGACGAAGGGAACGCCATTCGGCGCGCTCTTTGGGAACGGATGACAGGCGGCGGGTCTGTCATGGATAAAGGCGTTGGCGATGCGTATAGGCGCAACGTGGACGCCATAAGGGCCGCGAACTTGAAGGCCCAGGAAATGAACCCAAAAACCTATGGGGCTGGCCAAGTAACAGGGGCCGTCGCGCCCGTTGTGGCGGCGACAATGGCGGCTGGACCTGGGGGGGGTGGAGCCGCCGCAACCAGAATGGGGCTTGGCCGAACGGCGGCAACGTTAGGGGCGGTCGGTGGAATTGAAGGGGCTGGATATTCAACGGGTGAAACACCTGGCGAAGTGGCCAAAGACGTGGCCATGGGCGCGGGAATGGGGGCCGCTTTTCCAGTGGCCTTACGGGGGGCTGGAAAAACGGTCCAAGGATTGGGCCGCATGATGAAAGCCACGCCGAAACATTTGGCGTCAGCCGCCACAGGGGTGAAGCCATCGGCATTGGAAATGAAGTGGGCCAAGCCAGGGGCCGTCAGCACAGCCAAAACGATGCCTGGATTGGCCGAACGGATGCCACGGGATATCAAATTGCTGGATCGACAGATTGGGAAGCTGGATGAGGCCGCCAAGGCGACCTTAAAAACCACGCCCGCGACAACATCCAAAGAAATAACGACATTCATCAATGATTTGGCTTCCAAACAGGGCGTTGGACAGGTCCAAGCGAACGCGGCAAAAAACCTGACGAAATTTGGTCAGATGATTAAAACCAAATTCAAAAATAAGCCAATCAACGAAGTCGAATTGAAGCAATTGATTAAAGACGCTGACGCCAACATCAATTGGGCCGATCCCGCGTCCAAACTTCAAAACAATTTATTCAAAAGCACGCGCAAATTCATGGATACAAAGCTGAAAACGATGAATCCTGAATACGCGGAAAAAATGAAGCCCGTCGCGGTCTACCAGCAATTGAAGGATGACGCGATTGATTACCTTGGCCTTGAAAAGAAAGTTGGCGGCGGTTACACGGCCACGGATCGAACCGTGTCGCGGTTAAGACAGCTTCCAAAAGAGCGCGGAATCGAAGGGCCTGAATTGGCCAAGCGCGCCAAGGAATTGACTGGGCGGGACATTATGGAGAAGGCCAGATTATCGGCGGCAAGAGAAGGTTTTGAGGGTGGCCGCCTGGGACTTCCCATGTTAAGATTTACGGGTGAGGGGGCGGGCGGTTACGTGGCCGAAAAAGGGGTCGAGGTGGCCAAAACGCTGGATAAAATTCTGAAAGTGCCAGCGGACATGTTGCCAACCGCCGTGAGGCAATTCCCCCAATTGTTTGGACAATATGCGCCGATACTTCAAAAATCTTTGGAACGTGGCACACAAAATTTGGCTGTTACTCATTACACATTACAGCAAATGGACCCAGAGTATCGAAAACAATTGGAAATTATCCGTGAGCGAACCCGTTAAAAACATTCCACTTCTAATCGACGCCATTTGTGAGGCCTACGACGATCCGCATTGGCAACCGCGCTACATTCCTTCCCACGGATGGATTACCTATTGCAACGAAGCGGTGAATTTCATTTGCAAAAAGTTTGGTTACACAAAATTCGACCGCCCTGAATCCCCAGAACCAAAAGATGCGCTTTTGGCCAACCGAATCGATCAGATTTTGCGATCATCGGGTGATTGGGGACAGGTTAGCGGCGACGAAGCCCAGGACATGGCCAACCAGGGCGCGCTAGTTATTGCCACGCTGGCCAACCCCAGCGGACACGGCCATGTATGCGTTATTCGTCCAGGCCAGAAGGTTTGGTCAGGCACATGGAACCAGAACGCCCCCAAGTGCATGAACATTGGCAAGGAAAACTTTATTGGCAAGAAGGCATCGTGGGCGTTCCGTCGCGTCCCCGACTTTTTCTTTTTGAGGGACAAGAATGGAAGATGAAAAAAATACAACCGTTGATCTATTTCTGCACGCCGACCAAAAGATTGAAAAGGTTAAGGAAGAAGTGTCGGAAGTCATTCGGTCTATTTTAAGCCAGGGCCAAAAACTGGACCAGTTATCCGAAAGGATAAATGAGGGCGTATCAAAAACCGCCTATAAAACATTTGAAAAGGTGAATGAAATCAGCGTGGCGTTGAATGACATGAAGCACAACAACGAAAAACGCGATGTTGAAATTCACGAACTTAAAAACAACGTAGAGATTCAACGGAACAATTGGAATGTTTTTATTCGGGTTGTTATATTTGGCGTCGTCGGAGCATTGTTGGCGGCCATTATTCGTTTCGGAATCGGTTAGGTGTATGAATGACACAAAAAAACTCTTTGATGGAATGGTTGGAACAAACCAGGCGCATAAACAAAAACGTCGACATAATTTGTTGTCAGACGATAGACGGTATCATCAACATCGCCCTTCCATACTTAAACAGAAAATTTTTATTGAGGAACGGGGAATTCTTTGATCGGTTTTGCAAGTATTACCACAAAGATAATCCGATTGATCTTTTTAAGGCGCAAAGGAAGAAACAGGTTGACCAAAAGCCATGCAAGGTTTTGATCGAATTTGTTCAGGGGTCCGTTGATCGATGCTGGCGCGGCATCGAAATGGTGAAAATCCAGTGGGGTGAAGTGATCGATCTTTTATGGGAACGGCCCGAATTGGTGAACCCCAGTTTGATCGATGAATACATTCGCATGAAGATTGCCGAAGTGTGCGCCGAATTCAACAAAAGGAATCCGCTTGTCAACGGAATGTGGGAACATTTCGGAAAGCATTGGAGGGACGCCAACGGACAATGGCAAGAGGAACGGCGAAAAAGGTCTTAAATTTCGTATGGAAATTCACCGATACCATTTGGATTAAATGGCGTTGGAAATTCGGGGGTGCAAAACATGATCGCAAAAATAAAAGCGTGGTTACTCGGAAAAGTCATCCTGAAAAAAGTAGCGGGCAAATTCGTTAAACACGCGGCGGGGGCATTGATAGGTCTTCTATCATCGCCAGCCGTTGCGCCGTGGATGGACAAACTCGGAATCAGCATTGACGAAGCCCAATTGACGGCGGGATTGATGGTTGTATTGACGGGCCTATTCGGCGCGGCGTGGAACTTCATCGAACACCGCTGGATCAAAAAATAATGGTGATCCTTCAATGGGATGGCGGTATAATAGACCACCACACCCATTGGAGGGAATCATCGCGAAGACCCGTTTAATCGCAACCGAAAAAGACGTTCAGCGCGCCATCATGGACTACCTTCAATTGAAGGGGTATATGTGCTGGCGCAACAACACAGGCGCGTTCAGGGCCACCCACAACGGAAAAGAACGCTTCCACCGCTACGGCCATCCTGGATCGGGCGACATTCTCGGACTCACCAAAAACGGAACGTTTTTTAGCATCGAAGTTAAAGCCAACAACAATAAACCCACCCCGCTACAAAATCAATGGATTGAATGGATCAAGGCCAACAACGGCATCGCCTTTGTGGCCTATGGTGTTGACGACGTGTCCCGATATTTATAGGATAAATCCAATAAATTATATCCAAGGGGGCATCTATGGCCGAAACAAGAGCATTGACGTTGGGTTCTATCCGATCACTTCTCACCGATGACAAAATCAAAGCACAAATCCGAATGGCGTTACCAGACGCGGGATTAACAAGCGACCGATTGATTCGTGTCGCCTTAACACAGATAAGAAAAAATCCTTCCTTATTATCATGCACGCAAGAAAGTTTGTTGGGTGCGATTGTTCAATCGGCCCAATTGGGATTGGAACCAGACGGCGTAACAGGTTTCGCTTATCTTGTCCCCTATGGCCGCGAATGCACGTTGATTCCTGGTTACAAGGGATTGATGAATCTGGCTAGACGAAGCGGTGAGATTGGAGCGATTGAGGCGCGGGCGGTTTTTCAGAAGGATTTGTTTGAATTTGAATTTGGCCTGAAACCCCGATTATACCACAAACCAAACATGAGTGGCGACAGTGGCGACGCCATTTACTATTACGCCATCGCTCATTTCAAGGATGGGTCCATGCCGCAATTTGAAGTGATGACGGTTGAACAAATCAACAAAATCCGTGATCGGTCCAGATCGGCAAAAGCGGGGTTTTCTCCATGGAAATCCGATTATGACGCCATGGCCAAAAAGACCGTCATCCGTCGACTTCTCAAATACGCGCCAACATCCGTTCAGGTTCAACGGGCCATCGCCTTGGATGAGCGCGCCGACAATAACTTGCCGCAAGACTTGGGCGACGTTCTGAACATCGAACAAGAAAACCCAGAGCAAGTGCAACCGTCGGAACTTTTCGGAAAAGAAGACAACCCGAATGGGGGAAAGTAGTGGAAGGCGACAAACCACACATTTCGCCATCCCAGGTGGCGTCATACACCCGTTGCGGGGAAGCATATCGGCGGCGGTATATCGAGCATGAAATTATTCCCCCCACGATTGCCCTTCACAAAGGGTCTGCAATCCACAAGGGGGCTAACTTTAACTTCTCCCAAAAAATTAAAAGTCGCGTCGATCTTAAACCCAAGGAAGTGGTTGATTTTTCTGTGGCCAGCTTTGAATCGTCGATCAAAGAAAAGGATCTCACTTTATCATCCGAAGACGGATCTAAAAGCAAGGTTGATATTGTCGCACAGGCGAAGGATCGAACGGCCCAAGTGGCTGGAATTTTAATTAAGGATTCGGCCCCGAAATTTCAGCCGAAAAGCACAGAAGAAGAAGTCTACATAACTTTGCCGTCGTCCAGCCATAACTTAAAAGGATTTATCGACCTGGAAACCGAAGACGAACGGATCGTCGATTACAAAACATCGTCCAGGGCGACTTGGAACCAAGAAAAAACAGATCGTGATTTTCAATTGACATTTTACGCGATGGCCTACCGTTCAAAAAACGGAAAGGACCCAAAGGAAGTGGCGGTTGAAAACCTTATTGACGGTGGAAAACAGGTTAGGGTTGCGCCGTTCGTTTCAAGGAGAGGGTGGAACGATTACGACGCCGCCATCAAAAGGTTAAACGCCGTTCTGAATGGGATCAACGCGGGGGTGTATTCACCCGCCCACGACGGTGCGTGGTGGTGCGCCCCCGCCTATTGCGGGTATTGGCATTCTTGCCCATATGTAAAAAAATGAAGTCAATTGAAGCGACATTATTATTAAGAAACAATCTCATAAAGAAAAGAAGACTGGAAGCTGGATTGACACAGGTTCAGATGGCCGAAGCAATTGGGATCAGGGTTAATGTTTATCAAAAAGCGGAACAATTGCATACCATAAGCGTAGAGGATGCGAAGAAGATAGCGGATTACTTTGAACGAACAATCGACGAATTATTTCCAGAGGAATTGAAGGGAATTAAAAGCAATCGGATCGTTCGTGAAATAAATCCAGAGCAATTTATTCTCCCATACAATTCAGAAGAAGCACAAAAGTTGATTGAACACAAAAACGATGTTGAAGATTCCATGCACATATGAAGAAATATCAAAAGTTTTTGGAGTAACAAGGGATCGGATTAGGCAAATTGAAATAAGGGCTATTCGTAAAATGCGCCATCCTTGTAGGGCAAACGAATTGAAACAATTGTTCAATATGGACGAATGGACGGACGGAAAAGCCACAGATAAATACTATCGCGACCGATGGAAGAAGGAAGAAAAGAATGTTTTCCGAAATCGAAATTGAACGAAGGAGTAAAACGACATGGTTGATACACAAGAAAAGCCGAAGGCCATCGCGGCTGATTTGGACGGATGGGTGGCCACATATCAAAATTGGAAGCCCACGAACTGGATCGGATATCCCATCGAAGCCAACATCAATAAAATGCGGTCTTACAAGGTGGACAATCCAAAAGACAAAATAATCGTTGTTCTAAAAAAGATTGATCCGACGGACAAGAACATTCGTCCCCATACATTGTCGGAACGCATTGATGAGATTCGCAATTGGCTGACGAAAAGCCGTGTCCTTTATGACGAACTCTGGACGAAACCTTACGATCCAGAAGTATCGGAGTGGTGGACAGTGAAGGTGCGCGAAGATGAATAAAGGGCCGATGCCTAGCTGGACGAATCGGCAAATTCGACAGCGCGAATGGATCGATAACCTTGAAAGCGTCAGGTTGTATTTTGAAACGATGATTACCGATTGCGGCCCATGCGATCATAACGTCAACATTTGTGTTTGCGAAGAAATATCACAGGCCGAAAAATTGGATAGGGTCATTAACGATTTGAAAAAGGAAACTCATTGAACGAAAAGGACGCCAAAAACATAATCAAATGCGGAATTATTCCAGGCGAAATTGATTCCGTCGATCTCTGGCGCGCCGAAGGGTATATAGAAGCCATTGAGAAGGCGAAGAAATTGGCCATCGCGCTTGAATATGTCGTGGACCACTTAAAATTCACTGGGAAATCTGGGAATTATGTTGATTACATCGTAGAGAGGTTAGAAGAATGGGAGAAAACGAAATAAATAAAAAGGAAATAGCGGACGTTCTTTGGTATGCGACGCGAAGTCTTTTGTTTTCGCAATTTGTAACCCGTAACGAATTGCCAATGTCGCCGTCCAAATTCGATCAAATGAAGCATGAGGCGGGGCGGTTGACGTGTCATTTAATGAATCACGTCCCAGACGAAGTAAAAGAGGAGATCGCGAAAGGTGTTAAAACAGATTGAATCAGCCGAAAAGATAGTCGAAGAAATTCTACAAAAGCATCCGAACGCCAGGGACAACGACAAGATTTTGATTTGCCATGTCTGGTTGGCCCAGGGCTGGAAGACTTCGTGGAGTAGTCTTGTTTGGATTAAGGACGAAGGGTTGACGCCTGAATCAATTACACGATGCCGCCGCAAATTCCAGGAAGCTGGAAAGTATCTTGGAGAGAAGCGTCAAAAACGAATGGAAGAAGAAGAAAAGGTGAGGGAATGGGCGCGCGGAAAAAGACAAGGCGAACTCCCGTTCTGAAAAGAATTCCAGATTTGGACGGCCCGCGTGTCCACATCGGATCATACTTTGTTTCGTATTTTGACAATGATTCTTTTTGGCTGGAAAACCTACATGGCGAAGGAATACAGGTCCCGCACGCCGACATTGATCTGTGGCTTCGTCGGTATTGGCTCAAAAATTATTAGCCGTCCGTTCCCTTGCGGGCGGCCCTTTTTTTTATAGAATAAATCACATGGCTTGGATCGAATCACACGATAATTTATCAGATCACCCAAAGGTTTTTGAACTGGCGGCGATGCTAGGTGTTGAAAAACACGCGGCGGTCGGATTGTTGCATCTATTGTGGCATTTTACGCTTCGTTATGCCTGGCGCGACGCGGACCTGACGCGCTATTCCGCGCACTCGATATGCGCGGCGTGCGATTGGAAAAAAGACCCAAACACATTTTTAGAGGCACTACAAAAGTGTGGATGGCTTGATGGGATGAAGGTTCACGATTGGTCCGACTACGCTGGAAAAATAGTGAAAGACAGACTTTATCGCCAGAAGATTGCGCGGTGCAAAACGACGAATAAAGCCGAACAAAGCCGAAAAACGCGCCTACCTAACATAACCTTACCTAACCGTAATAAAGACTCTTTATCCACCGCTGTGGATAACCCTGTGGATAACTCCAAAAAGGCCAAAAAACCAAAAAACGAAGAAACCACCCCGTTTTGGCAAGACATGGTGAAGCACTTACATGACATGTGGGAACGGAAGAAGAAGGCCAAGCTGTTTATGAGGCCACAGGAATACAAAACCCTGAAATCCCTGGCGGCCACCTACCAGCCATGGGGCGTCATGGCTCTTTGGGACGATTTTCTGCAATCCTCAAACGACTGGGTGCGATCCACGGGCTATTCGTTTTCGGCCTTCGTGAGCCACATTCCAACCCTGGTTGACAATTACGCCTGGAAGCGGGGGGCCGAAATCTATGAGGCACATTTGTTGCAAGACACCAAGATAATGCCAGATAAGGTGGTCCAAGACGCCCTGAAAACAATAGGCGAAAAAATGTCTTCAAAAAAGCATTGATTTGTCATCAAGGTGTCATGGGTCGCGGTTACACTGGATTGAGTAAATAAAATTCACATGGGGGCAACCATGAACACAAAAGAATACGAATACTGGAAGCGCGAAGAAGAAGACCGCGAATACCGTGAATGGGAACGGAAGCAACCAGGGTATTGGCGGGACCAATTCATTACGGCCTACCTCACGTTGTTAATCTTCGGAATGTTGTTCGCTCTTGGAATGGGGATTTATACCCTGTTTGGGGGTGTGCTATGAAGATGGCAATAATCCCACTTCTATTCCTTTTCGTCGGGTGCGCCGCCTTAAAGGCACCCTACCAACAGCAAAGACCGCAAACAAATAGGGACGTTCTCGATTCTTGGATGGGCGGCAACAAAGCCAACCTTGTCAACACATGGGGCGTTCCCCACCGAACAATTGATCTGGACGGCCAGGAAATCTACGAATACCAGTATTGCCAATCACGTGGCGGTTACACGCTTTATGGCTCTGATTATTCAGTGTTTGCCAGAAATGTTCCAATTCCAACGCGCCAAGATTGCCAGGTGTGGACATTCTGGATCGAAAACAACGTCATCGTGAAGGGGGCCTACCGATGAGACTATTTGATACCCCAGGGGCCGACGCGGCCTACGACCGATGGCTGGACCCGCCAGAACCGAAATGCCCAGAAGAATGCAATTGTGAAGATTGCCACGATCACCACATGAGAAACGGCGAAGTCGCTGAACTGGCCGAACTGGGCGACTTCCAGTGTTGCGAAGACCAATTGGATTCCTGGATTGACGACGGGGAATGGTGCGGCGACAAACCAAAAGACCACGGAAACGCCTACATGTGGAAAGGACGGTGTTTAGAATGCCTATACGAACAAAGAACGTTGTCATCGCCTTTGCCGTTGCGATGGTTTTGGGTATGCTTCTACAAGGCATCCTCGATCATAAGCTGGTTACGGTTCCACGTGGCCAGGAAATGCCGAAGGTGATCTACATAGCCGACGATTTTAATTTGGATTAGATCGAACGACGATCAATCCAGCCCCCGCCCGTTTTTTGGTTGC